CTCTTGTTGTTTTTTCTTAAACAATGATTTTAAATCCCATTTGAAATTCATACCACCCTCCTTGTTAAAGTTAGGTGCGTTGCTTCGGCATTTGCCTACTTCCGACTTAATAGTTCAACGTATAGGATTATTTATCCGATTCTTCTTCGTATGTAGAAGGACAACCACCCCAATCGTGGTCATCATCATTTAGAATTAAACCCTTGTTGTGCTTTTCTTGTAGGTACTTTTTATCTTCTTCGCTCATAATAATACTTATATAGCAAACTTTACAAAATTTACAGCTATTTTGTAAATCGAGTCAATAAATTGTAAAGATAAATTGACTCTAATTTACTAAGACTTTAATACGGTAAAGATACTTTGTAAGAGGGCTATTTGGTTGATATCCCCAAGGTTGCTTTTTCTTAGGTTTTCTTTTCTTCTTTTTAGACACGAAGTTTATTTTTATTTATATTGGACTTGACTTTAGGAAGGAATAATATATAATGGTGTTATGAAAAAGTATATTAAGACGTATGATGATATTTTAAAACCTAACTTATGCAAAACTCTTATTGATAAGTTTGAAGCAAACAAAGACCAACAAGTTTCCACAGATTTAGAGAACCATAGACACTTTACAGAAATCAATCTAAACCAACATGAAGATTGGAAAGCTATGGTGCAAGGTCTTTATTTACATTTAAGACCTTATGTTCACAAGTATAAAGAAGATTGTAATATAAAAGAAAAACAATGGCCTGAACAATATGGTTTTGAACAAATAAGAATGAAACGATATTTACCTAATGATAAAGATGAATTTAAAAATCATGTAGATGTTGGTGACTATGATAGTGCTAGGAGATTTTTAGTATTCTTTTTATATTTAAATGATAACTTTGGTGGTCAAACATCATTTAGTGAATACGATACAGTTGTACAACCTAAGGCAGGTAGACTTCTAATGTTTCCACCCACATGGACATATCTTCATGCCGGACACAAACCTATTAAAACACCAAAGTACATTATTGGTAGCTATTTGCATTATGTGTAAGTCTGCTATAGAAAGTTAGCACAGCAAAAAAAGATTTTTTCTCGCTAAATATTTGCGAAAGAAAAAGGTGATAAAAACATGTTCTCAGTTACAAATAAAGCAAAAGACTTCTATCTTAATATATTTAAAATTTTTAGTGTGCGTGATGATGACAGTATCGATTCTGGCGTCAAATCTTACTGCCAGGCCGAATACGGTAACGATTGGTATTGGGCGTACAACTCTTACAAAGCAGACGGTAGATTTCCAAAACCAGAAATATCAAAAATTAATAGAGGTATAAGATAATGTCTAATACAGTACAATACAAATTTAGTAAACTAAATATTCAACGAATACAGTTTGCAGGAAAGATACAACCAAAGAAAGAGTCCAAACGTGTGGCCATATAACGAAGAAGAAAACGATTTTATTTCAAAGACCGCCAAAAGTTAAGAATAGGGTTATTTACCTCTTTCTTAGCTTCTTCTGGTGATTCAGCATAAAAAATAACTCCCATTACAATAAACGATAAGATACAACCTAACAGCAATAGTAGTAGTCCGTGGAATAGATCCATAGAGATATTTAGAAAATTTCCGATTTCCGAAATTGCGATCTTTTCTGACTTATTGCGTGGAGACGGTTCCTGGAGTGGTACCTGGAGCTTCCTCTGAAGGACGTACACCGTTATATATAAGACTTACGAGCTTGACAATGTGCGACAAATGATGTATACTACACCTATGAATGATATAAAAGAAAGTGTAATAGATGTAGGTAGTGGTTTTGTATTGGCCGTTCTTATACAACTCCTAATATTTCCTTTATTTGATTTACATCCAACAATCTTTGATAGTATGGGTATTGCGTTAATCTTTACTGTGGTGTCCATGACACGATCTGCATTATGGAGAAGATACTTTCGAAAGAAGAGATTATGATAGGTTTATTTTTTATTGGTATACCAGTTACGATACTTGTTTTTTATGTATTAATAAAAGCAAGAGATTATGATTAGAGGAGTAATAGGGTTTTCTTATATAGAGAACAACCTTTATGGTACTATGATGATTGTAAGAGGGAAACGTGTAATTAATGTTATCTTACCTATAGGGATATACGGTCTAATGAGGCGACTTTGGGGTAGTAAAAATATCCTCCGAAAAATTTTCTATAAAGAAAGTATCGAATTTAATCAGCTGGAAAACAATAAAAAGTGATCTGTATATGGCCGTTGGATGTTATTACATTTATAGATTAAACTTTGTTAACTGCCACGGATAGCGTTTTTTCTAAGGGTTTAAATCTATTGTAGAACCACGTATTGTTACAGACTGCGTTGTGTTCTGAGTGCTACTGCCTTCTACTGTCTTTAATTCATTACCTAGTATTTGTTGTGTGTAATTACCAGCAACTCGTAGGTTGTAATCACCACCTGAATTTACATTAATGTTACCATCTACGGTAACCATGTTAATGTTTCCTTTATCTACTTGTATATTAATGTTGGCGTTTGGACCTATTTGTATATCGTAGTTGTTATTTGAATTGCCGTCTTTGTTAATGAATAGCTTGTGTCTGCCGTTTATAGTGGTGTCTGAGTTACCCTCAATAAAGTTTTGATCTTTGCCCTTTACATTGGTAAACTGGTCGCCTACTATCAAATTGGTTTTATTACCACCATTATCTATTTCGTAAGCAGTACCACTTGTGTGTCTTTCATGTATACGATAAAAGTTGGTACGGATGCCATTTTCATCTATTGTAAAACTATCGTCATATTCTCTGATATGACCTGATTCGCTTTCAAACACGTGGTTGTAAGGGTAAACTGCATTGTAAGTAATAGAGGGCTGGTCAAATGTGTCGCTGTCTGAACCAGGTATTTCTGATTCGTCTGCCACTATTACAGGATTAAAGTCAGCTGTTGCAATACCAGTAATACGATTTGCCTTACGTGTAGTTAAACTAGAATGCTCGTTCTCGCCGTTAACTGCAAGCCGATTGGTGTCCACTTCACTTAAACGTGGATAAACGGAGACATTGTAATCGTCCTCAGATTCAATATCACTTCTTCTATTAGGGTCATTATAACCTACGTTAGGGTTGCCTAACTCACCAGGTATACCAGGTATACTTCCCATTATCATAGGGTCTTGCCGATCCATGCCGTCTTTAAAATAACCAAAGACCCAACTGCCTTCTACTAAGAACGTATGTTCACCTAGTCCACTAATACCTGCACTTGTAGTAGGTAATAAACAAGTTGCCCATGGCAAGTCGCTTGTAGGTAAGTCCTCTTTGACCTCTGTATGTGTACCAAGTATACGAACACGAACACGGCCAGCTTTCAGAGGGTCGTTTCTATCTTCTACAACGCCAACAAACCATATAAAACCGTTCATGCCTAAAAAATTTTCTGAGTATGCCATTATTTTCTTTCGATATATGTTTTCTTTTAATCCCTATGCTTTACGCTATTTTCGCCTATTACTGATTCCATTACGCAAATACGTCCATATGCCTTTAAACCAGTTAATCTTTAATTCCTCGTCATTATATACTGCCATTTCATCAAATTGTCTTTCATTTGGTGTATTATTACTTATATTGTCTAAGAAGGCAGTATCACATTCCATACAGCAATCTGGTGTCCCACAGTCTTTGTGTATATTAAGTGTCTTTTGTACTCGTTTAGTTATGTTGGTGATTATACTATGTGTCATTTTTTCGGTCGGATTCTCTTAGTTTTATGAGAGAATATTATCTCCTGTATCGGTGTTTATAACGGCGTTATCTAGTTCTTCTTGTGTTAATGTTTGTCCTGTGTCGGTATGGTAATCTGTTTGTGTATCGTTTGTTTCTTCAGGATATGGTAATCGTACTGAGTCTTTCATGCAATCAATATACATTAAGTGTCTATTTTCAAATGGTTTAATGGTGTGACGTATTGATCTTATTAAGTATCTACCTGACATATAAGGGTCTATATCTAATTCTGAATAGTCAGCTGGTTCGTATATTGGCATTTCAAAGGTAATTAAATCACCTATACCTACGCCTGTAAAACCTGGTACAGATAGGTTTAATACCATTGATTCAAATGAAAATCGTTGTGCAATTCGTTTAGGTGTAATATCTGCGTCATTGTCGTTTTCAAAGTCATTATGTAACTTTTCTGTATCTGCAAACACGTATAAACTACCCTCTGGAAACGAGGAGAACGTCTTTCCTTTGTCATAATTAAAAAATGGTAGTATGCCTTTGTTATCTGACTTACCACCTACTCCATCATGTTCCGTATGAAAACTATTGCCATATTCAGCAAGATAATCATAATGTGTTGTTGTAAATTTCTTGTTCAGGCAGTCATACGCAATTGCCTTAGAGTTATATACACCTGAT